ATGGCTCCTGGTGCAGTTGCTTTAGAATTTATGTGGAGTATAAATTTATTGTTTTATGCATATTCTATGAGCAGTAAAGATATAAAAGCCAAAATTATATTATTAATCTCTAGATTCGCAACATTAGAGAATAAAGATTTTTATGTGCAGAATGATTATGGCATTTTAGCATACATGTGTATTAATGAAGTCATGGAGTATTGGTGGTTAGACAATGGGCAATGTCTGCAGGTATCAAAATTGGATCCAATATCCAAATCAGTCAGATTACCATGGTTTGATATAGAAATATGAAAAAGAAGAAGAAACAAGCCAAGATATTCGTAGAGTGTCACAATACATGTGCCCGCAGCAGTGGCAGAACCTGCAAGTACTGGGGGTGTTCACACCGCAAGCTGTACAGCGAATGTGACGGATATGAGAGGTATGTTCTATGGCCAAATCCAAGTGTTCATTTTATAAGCCGAAGTTATGAGAAATAGAATTAAGTTTTGGAGTGACCGCGAGATTAGAGCGGCATTCGACAAGCGGGGGGGCAAATATAAGGGCATCCTCCAGCAGTTGATGATGGAGCGAGACTACGCCTATAAGCGTCAGATTCGCTACTTTGTCAATGAAGACATTGATAAGTTCATGCGCAAATTATCTTAGTACTTTCTGTTTAGGTAGTTCTGAGTTAATTTTGCAGCACTAAATATAAAGATATGATTAAACAAGAGATAGTAGATCGCATTATAAGTGATGTCTCCATTCTAGAAGTAGCCGAGAGTGAAGGCATTGACTTCAAATCCCATAAAGGCAACCGCCATTGGGCTTGTTGCCCGTTCCACAACGAGAATACTCCATCATTCTATGTGGACACAGGCACAAACTGCTGGCGCTGCTTTGGCTCATGCCGCTCAGGCGGCAACGTCATCAGCTTCTACCGCAAACTGAAGAATGGTCTCGAATTCCCAATTGCCTGCAAGGAACTCGCAAAGAAATATCTCAATGAGGAGATAGAGGACGAGTGGCGACCAAGCAAGGAGGAAGAGGATAAGCAAAAGGAACAGGAGTCCCTGCGCATAGCACTCAACTATGCGCAGAGCTACTTCACAGAGTGTATGCAGAAGGTTAATCCCGCTGCTAACAAAGCACGGGAGGCAGTTTGCAAACGATGGGGCAAGGATGCTATCGGCACCTTCGGCATCGGCTATGCACCAGTAGAAGGCTTCATAGCCTGGGCAAAGCAAAAAGGCTTGGACTTAGATATCCTGGAGCAAGTTGGACTCATAGGTAATGGTGAGCGTGGCCAATTCGCCATGCTTCGAGACCGCTACACTATACCTATCTATGACAAGATGAGTAGAGTCATAGGCTTCACGGCCAGAACCATGTCCGACAATAAGGATATCTGCAAGTACCTCAACCTGAAGAACAGTCTCGTCTATCACAAGGACACTTCGGTTTTTGGTATCAATTTCGCCCAGAAGGAGGCACGTCTGCGTGATAAGTTCTATCTCGTCGAGGGTGCTCCAGACGTGCTCAAGCTTCAGTCTATCGGCATTCTCAATACAGTGGCATCACTCGGCGGTTCATGGACCGAGAACCAGCTGAAGCAACTCTACCGCATCAGCAAGAGGGTGACTTTCATCCCCGATGCTGACGAACTTAAACCAGGTAATGAATTTCCTGCAGGGACAGCTAATGTGTTTGCCAATGGTCGATCTGCTTTACAGGTCGGATTTACTGTCAATGTCCGGGAGATACCGATTGATTATCCGGCTCCGAAGAAGGAGGACCCGGACTCGTGGATAACTGACAAGGGACACTTCTCACAGATGCGTGAGGAGGAGTTCGTTTTCTGGTACTGTCGCCGCAGATACTGGCCAACAGCAGAAGATATCGAGGAGTTTACGACCGAGGATAGATTGCAAGCAATTGCAGATATCTGTGGACTCCTCATGTTAATCAAGGATGAAGACCTAAGAAGCAGCTATCTGACTAGTCTTATCTCTACCTACAAACACTCTCGAGAGTGGAAGGATACACTCAAGAGAGCAAAGGAGGCCGAACTGAGCGAGAAGCAGGAGCGTGAGCGAAAGGGAGACATCAAGATGCTCCGTGAATTCGGATTCACCGAACATGATAACTGCTACTGGGGTACAAACAAGGAGGGTGATGAAATCCAGTGGTCAAACTTCAAAATGAAGCCTCTCTTCCATATTCGTGATGACTTCAACCCTGTCAGACTTTTCGAGATAAAAAATAACAGCGAGGAACCATCAAGACTCATCGAACTCAATATGGATGAGATCACATCGAGCAGTTCGCTTCGCAAGCGACTGTTTGGTATAGGAGATTATATCTGGATGGCCAGAGATGAGCAGCTTATCAAGCTTCTAGGCTATCTCGGTAGAGTGACCGAGACAGCAGACCCTATCAAGCAGCTAGGTTGGCAGCGTGAAGGATTCTATGCATTCTGTAACGGAGCGAGCGAAGATGGTACCTGGATTCCAATAGATGATATGGGCATACTCAGATTGCAGGCTGGCAAGTACTATCTTCCGGCCATGAGTAAACTCAATAAAGATAGTCGGGAGTTATATGCTAGCGAAAAAAAGTTCCGGCATGAGAAAATGGTCGACAATCCAACTAGTCAGTCAGATTTCTTCGCCAAGGTCGTACAGGTCTTTGGCGATAACGCCAAAGTGGGGCTGTGCTTCTATATAGCGACCCTCTTCCGTGACATAGTCATCGGCAAGAGTCGTTCCTTCCCGCTCCTCAATGCCTTTGGCCCGAAGGGATGCGGTAAGACTGAATTCGCTGCCACCCTCATGAACTTCTTCTATAAGTACGAGACCAAGTACGAGCCTCTGTCTATCACCAATGCATCTATGCCGGCGCTATCCGATTATGTAGGAGGAGTTAGCGACGCCCTGGTGCACATCGATGAGTACAAAAACTCCATTACACAGAATAAGGTGGAGTGGCTCAAGGACTTGTGGAATGGTATCGGTCGAACCAAGATGAACATGGACAAGGATAAGAAGCTCGTGCAGGCCAAGGTAGACTCTGGCATCATCCTCACTGGACAGGAGATGCCTACTGCAGATATCGCCCTCTTCAGCCGACTCATCTATCTCACCTTCGACAAGGGTGAGCATACACGTGAGGAGAAACAGAACTTCGAGGAACTGGAGCGTATGCGCCAGATTGGTGCTACACACATCACCCTTCAGCTACTGAAGCATCGTGACCAGTTCCAGGGCTGCTTCGGTAATGCCTGGAAGCAAGCATCTGATGACCTGGAGGAGCGGTTGGAGGGTGAAAGTATCCTTGACCGCATCATGACGAATTGGAAGGTGCCGTTGGCTGCATATCTCGCCATCAGAGATTACATCGACTTTCCTTTCAGCTACAGTGACCTTTTGGGAGTTATAGTTAAGGGAGTCAAGACGCAGAACAGCATGTGTAACACCACCGATGAGGTGGCTGGGTTCTGGATTATTGTCAATGCTGCAGTACAGATGGGCGAGCTGAAGAAAGACCAGGACTTCAAGATTAAGACCTGCGGAACTCTGGCTACCAACAAACTCAGGATAGACAACTGGGCGATGCCAAAGAGCATCCTGATGATTCGCAAGGACATTACCATGGCGGTTTACCGCAAACTTGGAAGGCAGATGGATGAAAACCTCCTTCCTAAGGAGTCGCTGTTGCATTATCTTCAGATAGGTGCTGACTTCTATGGTTCTACCAAAAATCCGGAGCGATTTATCAAGTTCACTCCGAGCGGTTTGCCGGAGACAGTAGAGAAGACAGATGCCAATGGTACTATCACTGGCCGTCAGAAGTTGTATTATAAAGACAGGCCTCTCTGTTTTGACTATAACATGGTTTCAAGCAGATATGGCATCGACCTTGACACAGAGGTAGATGGTGAGCAGAAACAGACCAAGGATACCTATGTCATGACAGATGCTGAGCAGAAGGCTCTAGGTCTGGAACCTTCGCCACTATAGTGGAAATAAGTTTTTTGTTTAGATCATATCGATAGCCTCCAGGGGAAGAGATTCCTCTGGGGGCTTTTTTGTTGGTGTTCCGTGATTTTTCAGACCATTCACACGCGACTTAAAAGCAATGTGGCATTTGTGGCAATTAGTGCAACACTGATTATCAAAGAGTTAAGAAGGTATGTGTTTGTGGCAATTATGTGGCAATTTGTGGCAACGAGAAGAGAAGTGTGGCAAAGGTTGTGGCAATGTGGCAATTCTATTATATATTTGTGTCAATAAGAAAAGACTTATAATATTAATAATCAAGCACTTAACATTTTTGCCACAATTGCCACAAATGAATTGCCCAAAAATGGGTTCCTTGATTTTTAATTGCAACTTTTTCCCTAAGAACAAGGATTTTTAGCGAAATATAGATAACTTTTCCTATAAACATAGGAATATCTCGATTATTTTTCCTAACTTTGCGGTGTTTTTAATAACAGAAATATGAGTAAATTCGTAGTTTATGTACAGGTAGAGCCATATCTAAAGCAATGGCTCACCCATAGTTTCGGCGATCCCGTGGAATTCCCGTCCTCCAGCAACGAGAATGCTGTTCTGCGCCGGTTCCTATCTAAGCGCCCGATCAATAATCTGCCTGAGCAACCTGGAGAGCGAGATGTTGCCATCTGCATACCTTACTCCAAGTCTAAAAGCCCAGAGACTTACAACTTCCTTAACGGTCATGCAAAGCAGGCGCTCACAGAGAGCATCAGCGACCTCTTCCGCATCAACATGTGGAGTGACCTTGGAGACCTCAATGACATGTCATGCAAGAAGATGTCTGCTTTCCGCTCCTGGTGTGAACAGCAGGGTATCGACATAGAGTATGCTGAGACAATCCGCATGAAGTGGTATCGCATGCGCAAGGCCTATCAGGAGAAGGGCATCAATCTTTTTAATCTTAAAAGATGCAAAAAAGACGATTTTTCATGAAAAAATCTCATCTACTCTAGCCCTGTTTTTGTTCAACACCGAACAGGTGCGAACAGATGCGAACAGTCACGAAATTTTTAAGCTTATGAAAAGACTTAGTTATATCTGCAACGTGCAGCGCATTCCTGTCAGCAAGTTGCCTTTCGATACACTTCTAGGCAACCATACATTTGAAATACCAGATAGCTACAATTGGCCAGTTGTTAAGTGTCAGAAGCCTGCCAAAATGGAAATCACAGACAAAATAGAGGATGGTCAGCGGTTCTACACCCATAAACTCACCTTCCGCACATGCCGCGAAGACCTGGACATGAAGGACAACTATGCCTATCTGGTCACCACCATCGAGGGCAAACGCTATCTCATTGGCAACAGGGAGCGGCCATTTCCTATTATTAATATGTCAGATGTCCACCCTGATTCCCTTGGGACTTCTGCCATGCTCGAGTACACAGTTCAGTGGGGTAGCACCCGAAAAGCACCTTTATTAGCCTGATTTACGTATTTTTCCGTTGGCAATTGCCATATTATCTTTGCATCAAAAAAGATAAGCGCATGAAATACGGAATGATGATATGCGGTACCATAGGAGCCGGCTACGACTGGTGGACTGGCAACTACGGTACTCGCTCCAAAGATGTCAAGGCTTACCTTGACGCTCACCCAGACGAGGAGGTTGATATCGCTGTCTCATCGCCTGGTGGCTACGTCGATGAGGGATTGACCATCTATCAGCTCATCAAGGACCATGGTCATGTCAATGTCCATATCCTCGGCATGACAGCTTCCATCGCGACAGTACTCTGCATGGGAGCCAAGCATGTTGATATGTCCGTCGGCAGTACCATGCTCATTCACAATGCTTCGACAGGTGTCGCAGTCTGGGAGTCAGCAAACAAGGCAAAACTCGATGAAATCATCAAGGATTGGCAGAAGCAGCGTGATGGTCTCGACACCATCGACAAGGTCATTGCCTCCGTCTATGCCCAAAAATCGGGCAAGACAAGCGATGAATTCCTGGCACAGATGGACAAGGGCAATTGGCTGAGTCCACAGCAGGCATTGGAGATGGGGTTGGTTGATGAGGTCAGGGACCTGGACGAGGAAGACGAGAAGCGTCAGACTAATCTCGCGAAGAGATTCACTAACGCCTACTGCTCAGACCTCGGTCTTCCTCCACTTAAGGGAGTGACCGCTAACGACGAGCCGTCAAAAACATTCCTGGAGAAGGCATTCGCCTCTCTTAAGGATATGTTCAAGAATAACAATACAATTTCAAACATGAAGAAGAAATTCCTCAACCTTCAGACCATCCTTGACCGAAAGGATGATTTTGAAGTTACCGATGAGAAGATTACTCTCACCGATGCAGAAATGCAGAAAATCGAGGATAGCCTTGTTCAGAAGCAGAAGGACTTCGAGGAGAAGTCAACTGCTCTCGACACAGCTGAGCAGAAGGTCAAGGACCTCGAAGCTCAGATTGCCGAGAAAGACAAGACTATCGAAAACAAGACTAAGGAGATCGAGGACTTGAAGGGCGCACCAGGTGCAGAGACCGTGGATGAGCCTACAAGCGCACCTCAGGCTTCTCCTCGCGACTGCTACAACGCATTATGTGATATCTAATAATGGCAGAGCCTAAAAAAATTGAAATCACACCCGAGGAGCTCTCCAAGAGCTTCATCACTTATCGCAAGGATATTCTTCAGATGCCAGTCTTGGCGCTTGAAGAAGTTACGAAGTACATGCAGCTGCGCAAGGGTGTTCGCTATGTTGAAGAGGTAGGCGAGCTCGCAGGTGCATTTGAAATTGGTCCATTCTCTTACACTCGCATCGATGACGAGCAGGTGAAGATTGTTGGCCGAAAGCTGGAGACCTTCCTGGGCTCTGGCGTCAAGGAGTTCAACCCTGTTTCAGTTGTTCAGAGCATCTACGGCTCTGCTGCAGTGCAGGGTGATGCCCTCAAAAACACACCTATCACCAAATTGGTGGCTATGTACCTCTTCAAGTTGCTGGGCGAAGCATTCCGCAACAGCATCTTTACAGCGAAGCGCGACGATAAGGGCAATAAAACCGCTCAGCTGTACAACGGCTTCAAAACCATCGCTGATGCGGAGGTTCTGGCCGGCAACCTTGCAACAAACAAGGGCAACCTCTTCAAGACTACAGCCATGACCGCTGAGAATGCGGTTGATGTCATTGAGGAGTTCATCGATGCCGCTGACGAGAAGCTGAGAGGTGAGAAGACCATCCTCTTCTGCAATAAGAAGAGCAAGACGCTCTATGAGCGTGCATACCGCAACACCTACGGTCACCTCAACTACAACAAGGAGTTCAACAAGACCTACATCGATGGCGACCAGAAGTGCGAAATCGTGGGTCTCTCTTGCGTTCCAGATGGCTTCAAGCTCATCACACCGAAGAATAATATGCTTGTCGGTATCGCTACCGAAGGCGAGAAGTGTAACTTCGAGATTGAAAAGAGTCTTCGTTCTCACTTCCTCCTCGACTTCGTCGCTACCATGTTCTTCGGTTGCCAGTATGAGTCAATCTCCAAGGAGCGTATGCTGGCAGGTTATGACGTTATCCCTACTGCATAGGGGTAGCGTCTAATTCAATAACTATACATTATATATATATGGCAAAGAAAACATGTGCAGAGGCAGCGAACCTCTATGAGGACGTTCTGCGCTGCCCTGGTGTCAAGCGACTGCCAGGTACTCGCGCCTACGGCTGGCTGATTCGTCGCGCATTCATCACCGCAATGGCTGAGCCGCAGAAGGAGAGCGCAGCTGCGCTCAAAGACTATCTTGTCATCAAAGATTCACACACCTTAGCCGCTGATAAGAAGTGGATTAAGGTCGAGTTCCTTCCTGACAAGAGCAGCATCGCTCCGGAAGCTCAGGGCGAAGAGGGCAGCAAGACCATGAACAACAAGGCGACTCTGGTACTTCCTGGTACCGAAGAGGAGCAGCAGGCTCTTGCATCCATCCTCCTCAACGATGACGTCATCGTCCTCGTTCCTCAGCGCAACGGCAAGGTCCGTCAGTTCGGTGACGATGCCTTCCATGTGTCTGTTACTCCTTCAGCTACAACCGGTGCCTCCGTCACCGACGAGGCCAACACCACATTGGAGATCTCTGTTGCCTGCGACACCATGCCACCATTTTATTATGGTGACATCGTCACAGAAGAGGGTACCTTCAGCGGTGAGACTTGCAAGCTGAAGACTGCGGTCCAAGACCCAGGTAAGGAGTAGAACTCTTAGGATACTCTAATTCCTTTTTTCATATCTCATTGAATTGGCAGGGCGAAGCTAGCAGTAGCTCGCCCTGTTTTTTTTATATAATTAAAATGAACGATATCACATTCACCAACAAGGTCAAGGCGTGGTTCGATAGCGAACACACTGACGATAATATCCGTGAGGGCGCAATGCTCCTCCTTCAGATTACAAACAACAGACATCTCTATCAGCAGATTATGATGCGACCTCAGCACAATCTGAAGAAGCTGGAGTATGAATTGAATAAGCACCTCAAATATCGCATGAAGGGCTTATCACTTGACGAAGTCCGCAAGTTCGATGAAGTTGTCACTCCAGTTCTGCAGGCAGCAGTTGACAAGGCAGTTCAGGCGGACATCGAAGCGGCAGCTGATATTCCTCACCTCCCAGTGACAGAGGCAGAAATCACCGATTCCATCGGTCCTTCAGCCATCATTGCACGAGGCAAGCGAGCTGATCACGACCAGCTCCCTGAAAATATTCAGCAGATTTGGGATGCCAATGCGGCACTTTGGAAAAAAATCAAAGAGCACTTTGAAGCTTGCAAGGCGTTCGACCAGGCTTGCGATCGCTACGAGAGTCTCAATGCAGCAAACGGGGACTTCCGCAAGATGCTTGTCACTCTTAAGGAGGAGTACTATGCCTACAAGCAGGGCATGGAAGTGTATGACCATGCCAACACGGCTGATGCCGAGGCACAGCAGGAAGAGAAGCAGTCTGATGCTGCCATCACCTCCAAGCAAATTGGCAATGCTCGCTCCTACATCACCAAGAACCTTGACCCGCTCATCGGATTGATGGAGGCAGGCAACACCGACAAGGCAGATGCCTTGCGAGCAAAGGTCAATGAGCGTGTGCAGCTCCTCATCACTGCCAAGGCAGAGATTACCGCTGATACCATCGCCAAGCTTCAGCAGGCTGGCATCACCATGGAGCAGCAGGCAGAGAGCGAGGAGCAGGCTGAGCAGACAGAGCAGCAGGTGAGCGCAGAAGAGGAGGTGACAGATGAGGGCGAAGCAGATACAGCAAGTCCTGAAGCCGCTCCAGGAGAGTAGCTCGCAGGTCTTCCTAGGTCAAGGGCTGCACGCCCTTGGCTTGTTGGGATGGATTCTGGAGCAGACAGGTCCGGCAAACATAGCCGTCACCACCTTCTCTACTTCCGATGCCTTCCTATGTGGTGTTGTCAACCTTCGCAAGCGAGGGTTGATTCACCACTCTGTGTTAGTCGCTGACGTTAAAGCTTCAAGTAAAACTTTAAAGCTAAAAGCCTTAATGACAGAGGCTTTTGACGAGGTTCGCCTAACGCTCAATCACTCCAAGGTGATGCTTGTCGCTAACGCTCAGTGGTTAGTCTCCGTGATTACATCTCAGAACCAGACCTATGGTGACCGTGCTGAATGCACGTTCATCTCTTGCGACAGAGGTGTCTATCACGATATCCAATCAATGCTCAATAATCTGATAGATGATACGACAACAATATCCTTATCTAGAGGAGAGTGAGACCTATCTGCAGGCGGTCTATGACCTTGCCAAAACCATGACTCCGGTGGAGCAGGTTCCCATCCTCATGGATTTAGATCCGGAGGAGTCCATGGCACTGCAGATGGAGCTTCAGGAGCCGCGCTCTCCTTATCGCAGGCGCTATCTCAGAGGTTTAGCGGAAACCGCTAATGAGTTGCGTACCAACAACATTGCACTCGCCAATGTCGGCTCACCTGGTGCTTATCAGTCAGTCATGTCTCAGCTATCTCAGATTGTTGCCAACCTCAGTTAGCTATGAGCTTACCGATTAATGTTGATGATTACATGAAGTACATGCCTCTCAATGAGGATGAACTTCTAGATCTTCATCTCTCCGCTATCGTCAGAGCGAGAGTGGAGAGACTTCGAGGGTGCTATGCGTTCTGGCTTCGATACCCTCGATATACCGTCCGTGAGATGGTTGACCAGGATAAGGCAATGTTTGCCGTCAGCGAGACACAGGCATACGATGATATACATCTCTGTCAAGTCATGCTCGGCAATCTCAACGCCGCCTCTAAGGAGTTCTGGCGATGGAAGGTCAACCAGGAGATAGACGAGGACCGCAAGGCTGCCAAGGCTGCCGGCGACTTCCGTGCGCTTGCCGTGATGCAGAAAAACCGCATCAAGAACAACCGCACAGACACGCCTGATGAGCCAGAACTGGCATTCGACAAGATTGTTCCTGTTGAGTTCCGCATGACAGATGATCCGACAGTCATCGGTTTGCAGAAGATTCCAAATCTTCGTGCAAAAATCAAAAAAATGGAGAAGCGCTACTCGATGCCGGACATTGAGGATGCCGACTTCGAAGAACTTCCGCCAGATGATGACAGCAGCAAGACCTAAGGAGTTATTTTTCAACGACGTGCAGTCGCGTGTCCTGCAGCTCATGCCCAAGACGCTGGTCTGCGAGTGGGGGCGTGGTACCGGAAAGGGTGTGGTCGAGGCTGGCCGCATCCTCTATGCCGTGCAGCACATGCCGGGTTCGTGCCTGGGCATGGTGGCGCCATCGGTCAAACGATGCCAGACCAACATCCTTCCTTCAGCTCTGGTCCACCTCGAGGAGTGGGGCTACAAGCGCGATGTCCACTACATCGTTGGCAAAAAACCGTGGAAGGCGCTGCATTGGCAGGAACCGCACTTCCAGCCTATGAACTGGGAGAATACCGTAGCCTTTTATAATGGTAGCTATCTCAATATCATCTCTCAAGACCGCAGCGGTACATCTAACTCCCTCTCTCTTGACCATGTCTTCATCGACGAGGCAAAATTTATTGACTGGGAGCAGCTCAACAATGAGACGCTCCCTGCAAACCGTGGAAACAAGCAGTTGTTCGGTGACTGCTGTCTCCACCATGGTCTGACCATTACTTCAGATACATCGGCGACCAAAAAAGGTTCCTGGTTCATGAGCTGGGAGAAGAAGCAAGACAAAGAGCTGGTGGCAACCATGGAGACAGTCCTGGTGCATCTGCACAGCATCCGCAACAAGCTGGCTGCTCACCCTGAACGATATGACTACTACATGAAGGAAGTGCAGAAGTATGAGAAGATTCTTGATTCTCTCCGCTCCTATGCACTTGTCTATTCTCGATGCTCCAGCATCCAGAACCTGGCTGTCTTAGGCGAGGACTTCATCAGACAGATGAAGCGAGACCTGCCTAAGATGACCTTCCTCACGAGCATCATGTGCCAGCATGTCGGCATCGCACAGGATGGTTTCTACTCCGGGCTTGACGAGGATCGCAACTTCTATACGGCTCCGAACACCAGGTTCCTCAATGACCTGCAGTATAAGTTCGACCCTAAGCACGACAAGCCGGACTGCCGCATGGATGGCGACCTGGAGGACGGTTTACCGCTGATCATCGGTTCCGATGCCAACAATAACATCAACTGTCTCGTAGTCGGGCAGGTGGGTTCTGATACCAAGCTGCGCATCGTCAACTCTTTCTATGTGAAGTATGCCAGGAAGTTGCCTGAGCTCGCTCAGGACTTCTGCGACTACTATAAGTATCTCAAGAACAAACGAGTCATCTTCTATTACGATGCAACCTTCGTGGGCAACTCCTATGCAACGCACAGCGATAAGTTCTACCAGATTATCACCAAGGTGCTACGTAGGAATGGTTGGCTCGTTACAGAGGTCTACATCGGCAAGCCGATGAACCATCTTGAGAAGCAGTTGCTCATAGACCGCATGTTCAAGGGACATGCGCGCCACATGGTTCTCATCAACCAGGACAATAACGAGGACCTGATCATCTCCATCGAGAGTGCCGGCTGTTACAATAACGGCAAGGATAAGCGAGGCGAGAAACTCGTGGAGACAGACGAGGACAGGCTGGAGAACCGTACCGACTTCTCCGATGCCTTCGATACCGTTTGCATAGGCGTGGATAAGTTCCCTCAGACCGTCCTCTATACGGGAGGCATGAGCAACTATTACCCTCGATAGAATATTTCGTTCTTTTTATTTATTGCTTTAAGTTTTAGTTTTTAAGTTTTTTTTTATGCTATGATTCCTAGGCTGCTTGCTCGTGAGAGTAGGCAGCCTTTTTTCTTTCCGGGTGTGTGAGAAAGCGGTATCTCCGATGGTGAGTTTGATGCTGTTCCGTACTTTTTTTATTGCATTCTCCGCCGCCCGTCATGTGTTCCCATCCGAAATTTCCTATGCAAAGGTAGCTTCTGGCGATTCAAACCTGTGCATGAACCTGGGTTAACAAAAGCCAAAGGTTCTTCACGCTACACTAAACCTTTACCTTTTGTTAACACAGAACCCCACACCTGTTTGCCTCTGCCAGCGCTTTGTTAAGCATAGGAAAAATCGAAAGGGCACACCGGGCTTTGAACGGAATGCAATTAAAAAAAATACTCCACAGCAGGAGTGGGAAAAAATCTCTGGACTCCCAAACATTACCAGAATACAATTTCAAACTTTATAAAATTTTTCGATATGAGACAGAATTATTTCTTTGAGTACGTTCCAAACGCTTACATCAACCTTTGCGTTGACAAGGCTCAGCAGATGGCAAACAACCGCTTCGTCTACGACTTCAAGGCAGGCGATAAGGAGGCGGTACACCTCTGCGCAGAGTGGCTAGTTCGCTATCTTACAAAGCAGTATAGCAGTATCTTAGAGGACTTCGTTGTAGTTTTTGCTCCATGCAGCACACAATATAAATATAACAAGCGATTCGGCTATCTCGCAGCCATCCTCAATGCAGCAGGCATAGCAACCGCAAATGAGCACGTGCACATCTTTGGAGAGCGCAAGCCAACCCACAACGGAGGCAGCCACTTCGTCAACGAGGACATTTATCACGTTTCAGTAGATGGCGAGTACTTCAAGGGCAAGCAGGTCATTCTATTCGACGACCTGCTGACTAGCGGCAAAACCATCGAAGACTTCAGAAGAAAGTTGGAGGCGGCAGGTGCTTATGTGGAGAGAGAAATCTTTTTGGCTCGCACAATACACCACGACCCAATAAGCAACAGAGGCGTGTTGCAGGAGATGGCAGAAGGCTTTTATGAGGCAGTGGCACACTCAAAGAGATGTTTTCCACAGGGTGTTAATATCAACAAGAAATCAAACAACAACTATAATAAAGTAGCGTAACATGAAGAAGTACAATGATATACTAGCAGATGAGCGACCAGAGTTCAAGGCAGCTAATTACGGATTCGATTCACTCAGTAACACCGAATTGTTATCAATGGTAATCAACAGAGGGGCAGGAACAGCCGAAAGCCTAAGCCAGGCAAGGCAACTTATGAACATGGCAGACAATAACCTCAGTAACCTTGCAAAGTTATCCATGGACGATATGCAGGTAGTGCAGGGAATAGGCGACTGCAAGGCGTTGGCAGTACTCGCAGCTTTGGAACTAGGCAAGCGCAGGGCAGTGGAGAAGTTGGGCAGCAAGCCCGACATGGGCAGCAGTCTAGCCATATACAACTACATGCTTCCGCAAATGGCAGACCTCAAGGTAGAGCAGGCACACGTCATATTGATGAACCAAAATTTCAGACTCATCAAGAGCGTGAAACTGAGCGAGGGAGGGATAACAGAGACTTCAGTGGATATTCGTATCCTCATGAGGGAGGCAGTCTTGAGCGGTGCAACCATCATGGCATTCGTGCACAATCACCCATCGGGCAACACGCAGCCAAGCAAGGCGGACGATGTGCTGACCCAGCAGATAGCCAAGGCTTGTCAAGTCATGCGCCTCTTCTTTATGGACCATGTGATAGTAACAGATGGAGCATTCTACAGCTATCACGACAAGGGCAGACTATAGGCACCATGGGCAACGTGACAGGAACACGTTGCCCTTTTACTTGCTTGCAAACTTGCTGATAACCGCGGATAAAGGGAAGGGGATAGAGATAAGCAAGGGCGATGGCAATTCGGACGGCAGTCGGGGAAAAGGGCAATTGCCACATGAAAAATCCCTTACATATACCGCTCCAGTCAGCCGTGGCAATTGCCTCCGAGCGTAGGGCGGTGGGGGCTATGCTTACAGCAAAGCACGCCCTTTTTTGCTCCAACTTTTCAAAAATCCATGATTTTCAACAAGTTGGCAAAAATGACCGTGGAAAATTTGTGCAAAATGCCCAAATTTTGCAATCAATTGCCATTGATTGCCCGCTCGAAAACGGCTACTTATGCCAATTTCCATGAAATTGCCACAAGAAACGAGCCGTTTTCGAGCGAACCCCTACATTGCATTTCGGGGTAAAAGAGGTAATAACATTGTTTGACATCATTCAAGAATGATGAGAAAAAGAGGTAAAAACCGTGTTTTATTGGGCTGAAATGTTAAAAATGAGTTAATCATAAAAGAAAGTTTATGTTTTATTTGGCTATTAAAAGAATTTTATGTATCTTTGCATCGTGAATAGATAACTAGATGTTTAACAATTTAAAATTCAACAGATGAATGAAGAAGAGCTAGAAAAGCAGATTAGAATTAAGAAGAAACTGCTAAGTGATTACATCAGGCTGAGAAAGGCTTACAACATTGATGATAAAACTTATTGGAAGTTTACAGACAGCGTTTTAGACCAGCTTTCAGTTCTGATTAAGAAAAGAAAAAAGAAGTAAAAACTTACCCCTCCTTCGGGAGGGGATTTAAAAAATAAAAGATATGAATAATAATACGGATTTACTTAAGGAATACGCTTCTCTTGCAGGCAAGGAAGACGAAAAGAGCGAAGCTCGCAAAACAGAAATTTTAAACTACATCAAATTAAATGCTGATGATAGTGATAGAGAGGAAGCAAAGGCTTTCATCAACCAAAAGATGGAGCAGCTTCAGAGTGAAGTTCTGACTTTGCGTGAGCAGCTTGCAGAGGAAGATTACAAGTTGCTGCCACTTCGTTACATCGCACAGAATTACTTCGGCAAAAGCGCAGCATGGCTCTCTCAGCGTCTCAATGGCTCAGAGGTTCGCGGTCATGTTTACACGCTCAATTCCGAGCAGAAAGATATTTTCAATCGTGCCGTCCAGGAGATTGGACAACGCATTAGCTCTTTGCAGTTAGCATAGGGTTATCTGTTCACACAACCGTCCCCGACGCGATTCCGTGTCGGGGACATTTAATAGAGGATTTACATGCAGAAGATAATGGAATATACAGAGATGATTGATAAGGTGAAGGCTTTGGCTGCACAAGACAGAGCTGCCAAGACCGCAGAGGATAAGGCGGAGGTTCGCCGTCAGATGGATGCACTCAAGGAGTCAGACCCTAAGGCTTTTGCCGTGGCAGTGGGCTACATGGCTAAGACCACAGAGCAGAAGGTCAAGGAACTGACTATGGCTCAAATCATGGGTCTCGCTTAGCCTTGCTATTTAGGCTATCTTTATTTAACACATCGTCCCCGACACGATTCCGTGCCGGGGACTTCATATTGTTCACTTATATAGTCTCTATTTTAATTGCTTTAATAGGGTGGATAGCAACAATCTTAGATGGGGTGATTGCAGCCATATTAACAAAAGTCCATGAAGAATAGAGATAGCAATGAGAATATTAACCGTAATATGGAGAAACCTTATGCGCTTCTCCAAATTCATATATTCTTTTCTGTCCATACCTAATATATATTATTTCGTTTAACCGCTGCAAAAATAATGTTTTTCCAGCAATTCCACAAGTTTTCAAGGCTAAAATGTTAAATCTTGCTTAATAATACGTTTTTTCGTAGTAAATATTTGGGTAATACGAAAATTTGTAGTATCTTTGCAGTGTCTTAAAAGAAATAATGATATGAAGAAAATTTTAGTAAGCGACAAAGAGGAAGAGCTGATAGCAGCTATCAGAAATTACAAAAAATCTTTTCCTAGGGGCAACCCGCAGTTATTATGGTATGCTCAACAACTTTTCGATGAGATGATTGAGCCGCCTGAGTATTACACAAAGTATTAACAACAGACCCTCCCTTCGGGGAGGGCATTAAAAAATATAAGATTATGGAAGTAGCAGTAGCAACAGTAAAACAGACCAAGGATAGCGCAGTTAAGCAGCGCATCCAGGATATTCAGATGCTTATTTCGTGGCGTGAAATAGCACATACATATTTCGGCAAGTCGGCATCATGGCTTTATCACAAGCTCGATGGCATTGATGGCAATGGTGGAGTGGGAGGTTTCACCGAAGAAGAAAAAATCATGCTCCGTGGCGCACTCTGCGAGGTTTCAAACCGCATACGTGCAGCTGCAGACAGAATATAAAAATGAGGCTGGGGCTTATCATTCCCCATAAGACAAAAGTCGCCATAGCCTTGTGGCGCAGAAATACCAAAAACGTCCCCGACACAGAGCCGTGCCGGGGACTTCTTATTGTTCACATTAAAACATTTTTTTATGGTTTATTCCGACAGGCAAATGAGAGTAGCAGATGCTACGATTAAGCAACTTTTAGCAAATGAAACCGCAATGGTCAGAGAGGCGATGCTAGCTTATGTTGATGAGTTGTCTGATGACAGGGTTCTTGCCAATGATGTGGTGACTATGTTGGAGATTGATGGCTTGATAGTTTATACAGGAGATTACGATTGGAGGGTTCAGCTTACAGACAAGGGATGCAAGGCTGCACAAATGGGGTTGGCTAGATACCTCAAACGTCAAAAACTGATGGAGAAATTGAAGGAGTATAAGTTGTTCGTGGGTATAGCTAGTGCTACGGTCTCTTTTGTGTCGATGCTGATAACACTTGCACTTACTATTTACAATGCAGTAAAATTATAAGGGCACATACAACAGACACGATGGCGCAAAAAGCATTGGCCAGTGTGATTAGAATGTCGTAAAATAATTCTTTTCTTTCCATACCTTAATATATATTATTTCGTTAAACCGATGCAAATATACGGAATTTTATTGAATATCCGTGGAATTTTATTGAATATCCGTGGAATTTTATTGAATATCCGTGGAATTTTATTGAAAAACAGAGAAAATCAGAGAAATTCATTCCTCAATACCCCGATTTTATGCTCTAAAACATATTACCTGCAGATTCTTCTAAAATTTCTCGCTTTTTTTTTGGCGGTTCCAAATATTCTTCGTACTTTTGCCATCGGTTATAAGATAGTAGTAATCTACTCAGCGATGGCGACTGTTTCGCCTAGGCTTCACGCCGTGGGCTTTTTTTATGCCTATAAAGTATCATTTTCCCGGCAGCGGGAAAAAGGTCTTTTCAATATGGCGGTTGCATGATCCGTAAGATACTTGCCCTTCGCTGGGAAAGCTACCATCTTATAACCAACGGTGAATGTGACCGCCACCATTGTATTTATACATCAAGGTCGGTCTATAAATGGTTATAAGATGGCAATTATGCAGAATTCTATTTTATTAAGTGATGCGCAGGTAAGACCTGCAGGCATCAGCGTTGAGGAGGGTATCAATACCCTCAAGTGTGAAATCAAGAAGCTCGCCAAGACCAAGAGTGAGACCTTCAGCTATATCTGCGAGGAGACCGTGACCTATGGAGAGGTTGTGCTCACCATGGTTGGTTTCGCAGCTGTGATGGCGATGGTCATGATTGGTGGTTTCATTTTCGGAGGGGAGGTAGCATGATGAAGAAAAGTAGAAACCGCAGAAGACGCACAGCAAAGCTGATAACCAAGGACATCAGCAAGTGCAAATACTTCATAAATATTGGCAAAAAAATGAACGCCCATAAGGTGGAGCTCAAATTTCAGAGAAACTACAATACAATGGGTTCTGTTGTTTTCATCGATGATGCGTCACACAAGCAGACTATTATCCGATGGTATGATCATCGCTATTATGCTCTTCGATTTGGAGCTAAGGAGGTTGAGCCATACAATATGACTTTGGCCAAGTGGAAAACCATCAACAACGATTAGGTATGAAAAAGAATAAGAAGAAAGTCAAGAGAGACGTTCTCTTGCTATATTTCAGACGCCGTCGCATCCGCGATGCGCTCATGAAACGCTACTGGGAGCTTGAGACTAAACGCAAGGAACTGTACAAACTGGTGGAGTACGCCAAGATTCAGTCACGATACTGCGTCAATCTGGACTGCCACCGAATAGTCGGCAGATACCTCAGAGAACTGGAGCGTGAGGAAATCCGCGTCTGCAGACTTCAGGTCAAATACGACCTATGGGCTTCCCGTCTGAGCTACTGGGTTAACCTCTATGAGACGGCATTATACCGCCTACACCCTGGTGACAGCATTTAAGTTTTACCATTTAAAAATTAAAGATTATGCCAAGAAATACAGATAATTTCAATAGCGAGCAGTTTGAGCAGGACCTGCTCGACGCTTACTTCCACTTCCGCAGCTGCCTCCCTGTGAAGGATGCAGACACCGGTATTGATTACAAAAAGAGCTTCAAGACCACCCAGGACATCGCCACGGAACTTGATGACATGGGCGGTGTCAGTATAGAAGCCATCAACCAGTATATGCAGGAGCATGGCTACTATGTTGCCACGCAACCAGACGGAACCGTGGCATGGGCTATCTGGGAGAGAGTTGTCAAGCCAGACAGCCTGGTTTAAGTTAAAAACTCATATATTTTATTGTACTACCATGTGTTATGAATAATTTTTCGTACCTTTGCAGCACGAAAAATTTTACAAAGTTTTGAAAAGCTTTGAAGCGGCTGACCGCTCGTGAGGGTAGTCAGCCGTATTTTTATTTTTATCCTCTCCATATTATCTTTGCATCAAAAAAGATAATATATGACCATCACATCACTTCCGTCGGGCAGTTGCTTCCTTGAGAACATCCCCGACATCGATATTCTTACGGCCAAGACACGCCTGCTAGTCAGCATCGTGATAGGTGATGATACCATCTACGATGAGTATCTCTATCCTGCCGATGGAGAGGTCAGAGTGATCGACCTTGCCGACATCTTCCGTCCTTATGCACGCCGGAGGCTGGCAGTCACAGCCACCATCACCATCGCCGAGCAACAGGTTCCGAGCTCCGGAGACACCGACTCGGCAACAGTCACCGATACGCAGACAGCCAACCTGCAGGTCTACTATTCTACCGTAGACATCGTGGGCGTGGACTGCTCTACATTCCTCACCACCCACTTCCTCACCCTGCTCGAGGGGCACAAGACCACCTACATGGGGCGACTTGAATATCTCCACTACATGGGCAAGGAAACAGCAGAAGTCACCGCACACTATGCGGACAAAACCACAAAATCGTTTACCGCACCAGCCGTCGGCGGCAATGACATCTACACCACCATCGACGTTTCTCCGTCTCGTTTCGAGACCGAGGACACCGACCTTCTCTACTACGTGGTAGAGGCAGGCTCACGCTCCATGACCTTCATCATAGACAGCGAGGAGCGTGATGTGGCGCCTGCTCTGCTCTTCACCAACAGCTTCGGCTGCCAGGAACTCATCTACTGCACAGGCAAGCACGAAGTAGACCCGCAGTACACCCGCGATGCAGCCTACATGGGCGGCATCAGGGTAAACTACCGCATCACAGAGCAGCGCACCTTCAACGCCGATACGGGCTATCTGGGCACAGACATGGCAAACTGGGCAGATGATCTCTTCCGCTCAGACGAGGTCTATCTGGTCAACTTCATCGGAGGGGTAGCCAAGGTGGGCAAGCGTGTCACCCTCTCTGACTCCAAGTCCAAGCGCGACAACCTGCGCGACAGCATGCCACGATTCACCTTCAGCTACACCTACGCACAGCGTCAGCACAACGTGCTTGACCTGCAGCGTGCCGGCCGTATCTTCGACAACACCTTTGATAACACCTTCAACTGATGAGACGTACGGCTTACCACCTCACAGAGGTGCTGCGCCTCCTGGCCAAGGCAGAGCGAAACCGCTCTACCATTAACCTGAAGGCGTGGACATCAGACGGCGAGACCGTCGACTATACAGGATGGCTAGTCAGGGGCAGCAGTTGGCGTGGCGGATTCCACCGTCTCGTCAATCCGGCAAATGCCGAGGTTCGCACCGTTCCGGACATCTACATTCACCAGTTCCTGGGCTTACCAGTATATTTATGACATGAAACAGAAAAAATATCAGCTTCAGCAAGTAGGAACCAGCGGTTCCTACAGTCGCTACGCTCTCGTGGCAGAGGGCGTGAGCAGGGTTACAGACTCCACCACCATCGAGCAGCAGTATGGGCGGGATACCAGTTTCCTGGGTTCCGGAGAGGTGGGCGACGCCACCACGGGCATCCTGGAGGCTCAGGGCGGTAAGCTCTACGAGTATATTAACTATGGCGATGACAACGACATGCCATACACCCTGCAGCAGTTGCTGCGCCGAAATATGGTGGCGCAGCGAGCCATGGCGTTCAATGTCCAATGCTGCTACGGGCAGGGTGTGCGCTTCATGGATAGGGAGACCAAGCAGGACACCACCGACGCAGAGATCCGCGACTTCTGCCTGAAGAACTCCATCCACGAGGTCTTCATGCAACAGGCCACCGACATGAAGTTCTTCTTCTGGTCGGTAGAGGTCATCATCCTGAGCCGTGACCACTCCAAGATAGTCAATATCCGCCACAAGGACGTTTCTTATTGCCGCCTGGAGGTACCAAATGACAAGGGGCGCATAGAGCATGTCTTCTTCGGCGACTTCCGCAACGTCATGTCGCCGGTCCACACCGAAGTCATCCCGCTGCTCGACCTCTATGACCCGCTGGGCGACCTCATGGCGCGCATGGGCAAGGCTCCGGACCCCTACACAGGCATCAGGGGCAAGGCTCCTGAGATGGGCAAGGACTGCAAGTTTGCCATCATATCTCGCATCCCGACACCCGGACTGCAGTACTATCCGATACCATACTATGCCAGCATCTTCGACGATGCCTGGTACGACATCTACCGTCTCATCGGCATCGGCAAGCGCTACATGATAAAAAATACCTCTGCGCCACGCATCCAGATAGAGGTGCACCGCGACTACTGGGAAGAGCTCTGCAACAACGAGGACATCATCGACCCGGATAAGCGAAAGGAGCGCATCCTGCAGGAGAAGGACAACATCATCAACTTCGTATGCGGACCTGAGAATGCCGGCAAGGCGCTCATCACGGGCTACTACTTCGACCCAAACGGCAAGGAGCAGCGCATGGTGCGCATCATCAACCTCTCTGAGGGCAGCAAGAAGGAGGGTGGCGACTGGGCAGACGACATGAGCGAGGCATCCAACGCCCTCTGCTTCTCGCTGGGCGTGCATCCAAACCTCATCGGAGCTACACCAGGCAAGAGTCAGATGAACAATTCCGGCTCAGACAAGCGAGAGCTCTTCATCCTCAAGCAGTCGCTCGAGAAGGCCTGCCACGACATCATGTGCAAGCCTTACCACGTCATCTCCCACTACAATGGCTATGCCGACCGAGGAGTGACCGTAGACGTGCCGATGATAGAACTCACGACACTAGACAAAAATAAGGACCAACAGACATCAATAGTTTCAAACAATAATGGCAAAAATGAAGATTCAAATCAGCAAGGATGACTTCGAGCAGAGCATCCTCGTAGCGACAAGCTCGCACTCTGAGGTGTTCGAGTCGGTGGAACCGCATTTCAAGGAGTCCTATCAGCGGATCAGTAAGCAGATTCTGGGCGAGGTAGGCGAGAAGGCACTGGAGACCAGCGAGGAGGCACTGGAGACCAGCTCGCACCCATGGTACAACAACAGCGAGGAGCTGCGTGAAGCAGTCATCAAGACTGTATGCCTCGATGCCTTCCTCAGCGTAGTAAGACACCTCGACCTCGTGCTCACTCCTACAGGCTTTGGCGTTGTGGCCAACAACGAAGTCTCTCCGGCAAGTTCCTCCAGAGTCGAGGCGCTCATCGAGCAATGCCGTGTAGCCTTCATCTCATCACAGCAGACAGTCCTGGCACTTCTCTGCAACGTACCGGGTTGGGGGAAAACCCTACAGGCAAAGCAGGGCATACAGACGATAGTTTGGAACTTTGACGCTTACCGTTTTCTCACTGGAGAGACCAGCATGACATCCAAGGAGTGGGCATCTAAGTTGGCAGCCATGCAAGAGGCAGATGCCACCATACGCAAGCTTATATCTGATGAGCAGATGGATGACATCATGTCACAGGTTAGATGCGAGCGTAAAAGTAATTGGGAAGAGAACGAGGTGCGCGTGATGCTGATGCGCTGCATGATAATGCTTGCCAACGGCATGCTGTCTGCATACTCCGACGAGCGTGCAAGCCTGCTATCGTATCTAGACAGAAACCTCGATAAATTCCCATTATATGCGAATTCATCGGCATATAAGGCTAACCATTTCAAAGAGTTCAACAATGAAAAATCAAAACCTGCCTTCGTTTTCAACGCATAAAGATGGTACACAAGAGTTCAATTTCAAGGCGCCGTCATCGTGGGCGGAACTTTCAGAGGATCAGTTGCGCTATGTCCTTAGCATCATGTCGACGTTCCAGGATCATACCGTTATCAAATGCTACCTTCTCGCAAGGTTCTGCGGACTTACCGTACATAAGTACACCAGAACCGGGTGGAAATGCAGCGTTAAATGCGATGAAAGCGGTGAAAATGGCGATGCTAAGACTGGAAAAGTGCGCGAGAGAGTCCTGTATATCAGCGCTGCAGAAATTCTCTCCCTGCTCAAAAACTTCGATTTCATAGACTCCTTTACGGACTTTAGGCCTCTACAGGTTGCAAGTGACGTTCAACTGACGGCAGTAAACAGCCTGCTTCACGAAATCAGCTTCTACGATTACCTCAATATCGAGAAGAACTACCAGCTTTTCATGCTCAGGCAGGAGGACAGATTCCTGCTGAAGATGGCGCAACTCATGTACAGAACAGCAGGCGGTTCTGCTAGTGAAACCGCTAAATTTGAACCTTACGAACTCCTCGGAGTCTTCATGTGGTTCTCGAGTGTCAAGGAGTATTTTGCCGCCAACTTCCCTCACTTCTTCAGACCAGCCAGAGAGGGCGGCGAGCTGCGGCGTGAGGACATCCTGCCAGCAATGCAGGCGCAGATCAGGGCACTTACCGATGGTGACGTGACCAAACTGCAGGCAGTCTACAATATAGACTGCTGGGCTGCCCTCACAGAGTTGGACAACAAGGCTCGGGAGGCAGAGGAGTTCAAAAAACGCAACAGGCAAAATAGTTAAATTTACAGCACATGACAGAGAAAATCTTCGATTCCATCGCCTATTTCAAGCAGCTGGCTGCCGAATGCAGAACCTGCAGGGATTATAATTTTGTCGCAACAGAGTGCTCCGGACCTGATTCCATCCAGGGAGTCATGCAGCAGTTCCGCAAGGCATCAAACTTCATCATGGTGTCAGACACCGTTGACAGCAACACCCATTCCATCGGAGAGGGCTTCTTCGACCGCAACGTCTATACCGTCTGGATCCTGGCAGGGTACCGACGCGATGACATGGCAGACCGAGAGGCGAAAATGAATATCTGCAGATATATCTTCCGCCAGTTCCTCAGCCGTATGCTCCACGACAAGAGCCGTGAGGCATACGACGGTCAGATGGAGTTTCTGGACCTCACGCAGGTCTATTCGAGCGAGCTGGGCAGATGGTCCATGAATGGCGTCACAGGACTCTACTTCATGGTCACATCAGACGAACCTATCGACATACAGTATGACGAGAGCCTATGGCAGACGCAGAAATAGACGACCTCCTCAGATATGAGCGAGGATGGGCTAATGCCATGGGCGACTTCTGGCGAGAGCGCATGGAGCGGCTTCGTACCATCGATACCGGACGCCTCTACGCTTCCATCAAGGCGCACCTGGAGCAAGGCTCTGTCACGACCATTGAGCACAACTTCCTGCAGTACGGTATCTATGTAGCTGCAGGAGTAGGACCGGCACATGAGTGGTACAAGTGGACCGAGGCACAGGGAGGCGAAAAAATCCACCGCATCAACAACGGAGACCTCAACTTCCTGGGCGATGAATACCGTCGAGACAACAATCTCGATAAACCGAAGAAGGTGGGGCCTGCCTGGGGCGGTCGTGTCGCCGGTGGCGAACCTAAAGGCCGCCGCGACTGGTTCTCGCAGAAGTACTACTCATCAGTTATGAAGCTCAACGAGCATGAGGCTACCTTCTACGGCGACCGGTACAATGGTCTGATGGCATCAGCCCTCACCGAAATCTTCAGGGGCATAGGAGCAGCACGCAACCTCTAGGGAGCGTATTTTTACCGATTCCTTCAAGATATTATCTTTGCAAACAAAAAATAAAATGGCATACAAATTAGACAAGAGTGCACTTCAGACCCTTTTCGAGGGTATCAGAGACGAGCGTCGCCTGCAGGCCAACACGGCAAACCGCATCGGCAACGCCTTCCTATCGTTGTTGCATTTCTGTGCTGACGAAACCTCCGAAGCCTTTCTCAGCCGCAAGCATGACGATGCAGCCGAGGGCATGATTACCTTCCTGCGTGGACTCATCTCCGAGCAGATGGCGCAGCTCAAGGCGGGTGCACAGTTCGGTGACTTCGTCTCCGGACTATACAACGGCAAGGGAGCACAGGTTGATGCCAATGGCAATGCAGAGGTTGAGAGCATCACCGTCCGCACATACATGCGGGTCATGGAACTGATTGTCAACCGCCTGTCAGCGCAGGAGGGTGACACTTTCTTCACCGAGAGCGACACCATCGAGAGCGTTGACAGTCTGGGCGATGATTGCTATGGCTTACACCTCCGCTCCAAGTATAGTGGATACTTCACGGCTCAGCATGTGGGCAACGTCATCAAGGGAGTTGTCAACAACATCGCTTCGGCAGCCAATTCTGGCACTTCGGCTGATTACTACACCTCATGGATGAGAGTCAACAGCGTCAACGCGGTTAAGAATTACATCGAGGTAACCCTCTATCCTGATGCCGAAGTTCCGGCAGGCAAGAACTTCCCTCCATGCGAGCTCATGAATATCGCCCGGTATGGCAACCAGACCGATGAGTCGCTGCAGAGCTGTTTTTACATCTCCAGTTCCGAGGGGCGCATCGTCAAGCTGACGGGCGTCACAAAGCCGATACTTGAAAAATACAACTACGGCATGGCCTTCGGCGACATGCCTGAATTCGTCAAGTCGCTCAACCTTCCTATCGTCAAGGGCAGGGATTATCTCTATGCAGCCGGCATCATCACCCAGGATATCATACAGATTGACTATCAAGGCAAACCGGTTGTCGATTATGTAGACCGAGGACCATGGTCAGAGGCGGCAGACTATTTCTGCTCAGCTCTCAATCCAGAAACTGGCAAATACGAGACTTCCGATGTCTGGTATACTGGGTGCAAGTGGCGATGTCAGAAGACTGGTACCCATACCGCACCAAGGTGGAATAATACCGATTGGGCGATGATAGAGGGCAATCCAGCATTCACCATCGATTTCCTCGAAGACGAGACGCTCTATGATTTCGACAACTTCCGAGCTCCGCTGACTATCGTTGCTACGCTCTACGGCCAGGATATCACATCAGATATCCTCGACAGCGACGTAGCCTGGACCAGATACACAGAGAACAGGGCTGGTGAGCAGAGAGTCACAAGTGACAACATCTGGTCACTCGAAGTCGGATCCAAGGCAGGAAAGGCTATCGTACTGACCCAGTCTGACCTCTCCATCGACAGCGAGGGAGTTCCGGCTAAGATTAGATTCACGGCAACAGTTACACTTCGTGATGGTCTGGGCGATGAGGTTGCCCAAGATTCCATCACACTGGAATGTGTTTAATAACATATAAGATGAAATACAAAAGATTAGACTTCAAATACACGCCTCTGCAGGTGAACACATCCAAGACAATATCAGGCAGCGTTCCGCTCGAGCAGACTTATGACGCCAACCAGAATGAGTATGCTCCTAATTACGAGTTGACACCATGCGCCTTGCAACCGGTCGTTGGTATAATCGACAGAGATAACATACTCGAGAGTGGTCGTGTCAATAGTGAACTGACAGATATCGCCTGGTACAGAGTCGAGAATGGTGTGGAGGGTAATGCGCTGGTTTCGACACCCAGGAAGCATGTCATCACCTCGACCGGCAATGATGCCGGCAAACTGCTCTGGTATGTCAACGCAGCGCCGCAGAAACCGATTCTGCTCAGATTCAAGGCGAAGTACCTGGACAGCAGAACAAATAAGGTTCACAGAATTATGATGGACTATTCCATCAACTGCAAGAATGCGACCCTCTACAAGCCGACGCTGCTGCTTTCGAGTGGTGACCGATACTATAATCCGCTTCGTGATACAGACAAGCAGGTCATCAATGCATCTCTGCGCCTCGGATCAGAGGAGTGCGCTAAGGAGAAGAGGCTGTTTGTCTGGGAGATTCTCCGTGATAGAGGTCAGTTCTCTGCCATTACAGCAGATGACCTCGAAATCAAAGTTTCTTCAGATGGTGCATCGGTTACTCTAGACCGCTCGCTCATGGGCAAGCGCATCTGCATCAGATGCAGGGCTAAATTCTCGGCTGATGGCAATCCGGCAAGCGTAGATCTGAGTGATGCTACACCGAACAGAATTGTCAATATCGTCCGCAGGATACCATTCTACGATTACGATATCCTCGACACGGTCGACGAAGTCCTGCCCGACACGAAGGTAGTAAAACCAGCGGCAACCATCTCTGACAATGTCGGAGAAATTGCGAACCCGACCAGAGAACTGCAGGTCCTCTGGTGGATGGCACCGAATAACTCGATACACTTTGAGAACGCTGTCCTTGTCGGACATGGCATGTCTCCGAGAGTACCTACAAATCTGCTGGATCCGAACAGGGGAGCTATCCTTGCTTTGGAAGTTAAAGACCTCGATCCATTAGCTCTGGCTATGGATGCCGACGGCAAGGTCTTCGTGGACGCAGATGGCAATCCGTTCATTTTTCACTAATCATCATTTATAATATAATATATGGAAAGATACATCAAGGCAAATCGCAAGGTCGTGGAGTTACTTCAGCTGACCGAGGACAGAACTGAGCTGCAGGATGGCAATTTCATTCTCTGGTGTCAGGATATCCTACAGCTTGGGGAACCTATCGAGTTCGAGGAGACGCTGTCCAGAATAGGCGCTATCGCTATGGATGGCAAGACCGCCTGCATGGAGCAGGAAGGCAAAGTGTGCAACAAGCTGCCTGTAGCTACAGACAGCAGATTCATCATGACAGAGCAGAGAGAGGAGGCAGAAAATGAGTAGCGCAAGTAAGTCGACAACCATCAACTTCATACCTAAGATGGGTACATTTACTCCGTCAATCCAGTCGCCTGACGGAGATATCTACCAGGAGTACCAGAGAAATGGGGATGTCGTGACTGTCTATCCGGATTTCTCGCAGACGCAGCCGAAGCTGTACTTCGTTGTCATCTCATCGAGAACAGCAGAAGGCATCAGTACACCAACCTCCATGAAGTACTTCTTCAATGATACGGAGATTCCTTTCAATTCTGCAGGCAAGTCTACAGGACTGTTTGACGGTCTCTTTGAGATTATCAGACCAAGTGCTTCGCAATTATATTGGGGACTGAAAATCTGCAACAACCTGGTTAAGGTTTCTAACTATAGCGGCATTACAATCAGGATGGTCGGTACCATCACAGAGCGTTCTGGGCAGCAGGAGGCTACAGATGATATTCAGGCTAGCTACGATATCCCCGTTGGCCCTTACACAGGAGTCGCCTATCGTGTGACAATAAAGGCTCCGGCTAATGATACGCACAACTTCGTTCTGGGTAGCAAGGATGACAGCTGCCAGCTCGAAGCCAAAGTCACGCAGGGCAACGAAACTCTGACAGCAGGACTATATTACAAGTGGTATAGAGCAGTCAATAGCATCACAGGTTGGGAGCAGATTGCAGGAGCCAGTGCCAAGCTCCTCACCGTCAAGGCATCAGATGTTGATTGCACGAGGGAGTTCATGGTGGAAGTGTACGACGACAAGGCCATGGGCAAGGATAATATGCTGGGTTTCGACTTCCAGACTGTCATCGATGCGTCAGATCCATACGATATTGAGCCCAACCCGACACCGGCTGATGAGTCTATCAGCGAGGACGAGTCAGGCAATGGTACTGTGACCTATACTCCGAGACTGATTGTCAGGGGAAAGTCTGAGGCTATCGGTAGTAAGTTCTATTTCACGCTGAAGTCAGGTTCTGGTGTTGTCCTCAATACTGAGGCAGCACGCAAGCCTACTGTCCAGCTGAGTTCATTTGCTGTGACCAGGGCAGACTGCGAGCATGCCGGTTACAGCAGCGTGTCATTAACGATTCAATCAGTCAAGTAGTAGTCTATGACAGTAATAACAAGAACTATTAATTTTATCCGGAAGGCTGTCAAGGGTGAGAAGGGCAGCGTCCTTCGAGGTCCGCAGCTGTGGAATACCTGCAGCAATGGATACAGATTCGAAGCGGGTGGAGAAGGTGAAGAGTGGAAGGATGTTGTCTTATATAATGGCAATAGCTATTCCTGCATCAAGACGCACGTCAAGACTGCAGATAATTATCCGGGATCTGCAGCTGATCTGAACAACCATTATTGGCGACTGGGTCAGTCTATCGAACTCATCATAGCCCACATCATCCTCGCCCAGTACCAGATGGTGGAGAACCTAGGTGTCCGAACCATCGAGATGAAAGATAAGGACGGCAATGTAGTCTTCAGAGCTAAGGACGGCGATCTCGTTTGCAAGGGAGGAATATTCCAGAATGTCAGCGTCTCAGGAGATGTCTCTGTCGGAAGACTGAGATACAACGTGAATACTGTAACTGATGGTACTAGTGTCATAAATGGCTCTTTCATCCGGGGTGGCGGAACCTATGTCCTACCACACCTGAAAGATGAAGAATTCATGCGCATCGTTGTCTTCAATCCTATCATAACTCGCAGTTCACCGCCAGCGGAACTTAAAGGCGAGGAGAAAATGGACGCATTCATGAAGGCAGGCAGCAGTTTCTCAACGAATAGAGAGACTACCATAGGAGTTGAAGGGTGGTGTGAGCTAATCGGCACGAACCATCTTGGTCATACAATATGGGTATATAATAATGTAGAAAATAATCAAAATTAGAATAGCTGGAAATGGAAGGTAAAAAATTCAATTCCGTGACGAAAGTCACAACCGTCAACAGCAACCAGAGCCTGCTGCTGACAGACCAGAATGGCAATGTCACTACCATCGGTATGGATGCGCTCAAGGCTGACCTTGCTATTGGTCAGCATGCCTGGTGCGGAAGAGTGTGGGACACCGCAAACGCAACGCCTAAGGCTGCATCATACATTGGCTCTCTTGAATTGCTGAAGGAGTTGCCATACATCCTCGGGCTTGGCGCATACCTGGTCAAGAATGACCACAGCCGTCGGAAACTCGACAGCAAGGATCACTACAAGTATGCTACAGGGGAACCAGCTAAGCTGGATGGTACCGAAGGTCACTATCAGTGGGGATGGGGACGTAAATTCTACGTTGTCATAAAGGATATTGGCGGATTGCACTATGAGCAGATTGGCATCAAGCCAATTCCTGGTGAGTTTAATTACGAGATTCCTATCGGCAGTCTCTCTGCTGCAGGATTCGCCACTATAGAGCGAAGCACAGGCAGACTTGTGAGCTATATCAATAATGGAGCTGACTATCGTGGTGGAGACAACAATTCGTCTTATGATGGCACAAATAAAACGCTTCTGGGTAGACCAGCAACTAATCTGACTGCTGAGCAGTTCAGAGCTGCAGCACGCAAAAATGGCAAGGGCTGGCTCTGCACAACCATGCGACATACATCCATTGTAGCAATTCTTTTCGGCGTCATCTTCGGTACACATTACGATCAGGATGCCGTCAATGCCAACAAGGATGCCAATGGTCTCTACCAGGGAGGTCTAGGTGCAGGCTTGACGCAGATGCCAGACTGGGGTGGCTACAACGGCTGGAGACCTGTCGCACCTATGAGTGCAGGCATTGAACTTGGTGATTCATGTGGAGAAGCGACCTATGCTGTTAAGAATGATGCAGGGACAACGGTCTATAATGCCAAGATTCCATGTTTCTTCGGCTTAAAGAACGGCTTCGGCAATCTCTGGCGAATGCCGGATGATGAGTTCTGTCAGGTCAACAGTGACAAGACCATGACACACCTCGTGGCTCCGTCAATATATGGTTCCTGGACCATCGGCAACCCTTCCGGCATGAAGGCGTTGAGCAAGTCACCAGGCGGTGGTGAAGGATGGATCAAGACATTGTCGATGGAACATCTCGAGAACTTCTGTACGCAGATTGGTGCTACAGAGTCAACCTATTCGACTTGCTATTTCTGGAATACGTCAGGAGCAACTTCCGGTTTTCGCCTGTGTCTTCGTGGTGGCAACGCTTACTTTGGTGGTCAGTGCGGTCTGTCGGCGCTCAATGTGCGCAATGCTGTCTCGGATTACACTGTGAACTGCGGTGCGGCCCTCTGCGAAGCAGCATCCGAGTGGTCAATTGAACCAGTGTATTACGAGGCGGCCTAGAGTGGACAGAGGTGTGCTGATGTGAGCTGGAGAGTGCAGGATTGGCCAAGGTTTCCCAGCGGAACCAAGGGCAATCCTGAGCACCCTGCGAGCGTAGCGAGCAAACCTTACCGCCCTTGGGCGGTCGATTTTTTTTGAAATTTCGCTCTTTGACATTCTTTCATTCCGATTTTTTTCTGTACCTTTGCAGGCGGTATTCAAACCAGGCTGTGATTCCTGCGCCGGTTTTCGCCTGTGTCTTCGTGGTGGCAACGCTAACAATGGTGGTCAATGCGGTCTGTCGACGCTCAATGTGAACAATGCTGTCTCGGATTACAATGTGAACTACGGTGCGGCCCTCAACTTAACAAGATACTGCAGGTTAGTTTGCTTAGCTGCAGTGATTTCGGGAGTCAGGCCTTGCCTCATGGCAAAACATACACATTAGCAGAATAGCTAGTAGATGATGACAATGGGTCATCCGGTCGAAAGTTAGGACATCATAAAAGCAGACAACAGACACAGACACCGACATTTATCAGACACCGACCTTTTTTTATATAAATAAAATTTTAAAGCAAGTGAAGAGGTTAGGTAACATTTCACAGGCGGTTGAGACTTTGCAAAATTTTCGTGAAGCATTTTTTGATTTTTCCCGGCACAAGAAGTCCCGTCTCTCAGTTCAAGCGTTTGAGGCAGAGTTTGAGGCAAATCTTCAAGCCCTGCTAAATGCATATGTTCATCAGACATGGCATACATCAGACTATGAGGCCAAGCCAGTTGAAAAACCCAAGCATCGCATAGTCAATAAGTTGCCTGTTGGCGATCATGTCATTCAGCATGCAGCCATGCACACCAGTGAAGATAAGTTGAGAGCCAAGATTCCTTTCAACAGTCCGGCTGGTACCAAGGGGCGAGGCACGCATTTCTTCTACAAGATTATCAAGAAGGACATCTTTACCTCGCCACAGCAAGACACATTCTATTGCTTGCCCATGGATATACACCATTATTTCCAGAATGTTGAGCACAATCTGCTCAAGAGAGAGTACAGGCTGTATATCAAGGACCGCAAGCTGCTTGCTTTCATCGACGAGGTCGTTGACAGCTATGCCAATGGCATTGTACTGGGCGTCAAGCTTACACAACTTTTGGGGCAACTGTTTCTGGCGAGGTTTGACTATCTCGCCATGCGGTGTTTCGACATACTCCAAGACCCCGAAAAACACGGTTATTGGCAGGCTCGCTACGTCACGGACATGCTCCTCGCATGCCGCTCGGAGCAGCAGGCAAGAGTATTAAATGTGGGGGGGTAAAATCCCTCAATGAGCGCTTCGACCGTTTTTGCCGCGAAGGGCTCAAACATTATTATAGATTCATGGACAATATCTTCATCATGCATGAAGATAAGGTCTTCTTACGCCTCATGGCGGAGCTTGCAGTCATGCACTTGGCAAGAGACTGGAAGCTGAGCATCAATAAAAGTTGGAATATTCATCGTACATGTGACGGCATAGACTTCTGTGGTCAGAAGATCTTTGCCGACCATGCCCTTTTGCGCAAGCGCACCAAGCAGGCTCTCTGTGCCCAAGTGGCAAGATTGCGCAAACGTGGTCTTACCGATGAGCAGATCCGGCGCAAGGCAGCATCGAGGCTTGGTCTAGCCAAACACGCAGATACAAAAAACTTATTAAATAAAATCGGTATGAAAAAGTATGGTCAGATTGTGAAGGCTCGCAAGGGAGAGGTTCCCTTCGAGGGCATGAGTTTGGCGCAGAAGAAGCATCCAGGCGATATCCTGTGCCACAACATTGAGGACTATGACAAGTTCCTCATCCTCATAGAGGATTACAAGATTGATAAGTCGAGAGTCGACTTCAAGATGGAGCAGGTTGAAGAAGTTGACGACCAGGGCGTCAAGCACATAGTCACCAAGAAGGTGCCTAAGGACCGCCTCGCCATCCGCTTCCGTTTCATCGATCACGTCCGGAAGACAGGACAACTCGATGAACATGGCGATGAGATTGAGGAGCCGGTTTGGCAACCTGAGTCGTGGTGGCTCTTTACTGGCTCAGATATTCTGGTTGACCAGGCACGCAAGGAGTGGGAGCTGATGGACAAGGGCTTCTACACCGTTGCAGCAGAGTTAACCAACAAGTTTGGCAAGAAATTTTATAAGTTTATCTAGATGCACAAGAAATTCTATCTTTGCCGCATGTCATACTTGAGATATGACAGTAAGCATTTTCTCCTGTTCTTGAGTGAGCAGAGAGTTGAAAACTATCACCCAGACATCGACATGTCTGAGTCTGATGATGATAGTAAGACAGTGACCGCCTACAGCTATGAGGGGACAGAAATTGACGGCTCCACTAAAATTGAGGCTGAGTCGGCAAGCTATCGCGAGTTCGTAAATGGTCTGGTTCGTACTAAGTACAGTCAGGGCGATGTCGAAGCCATCCTATGCAACCATGGAGATGGAAACCAGGAGCACGAGACAGAGTACCAGGTATTCCAGGAGTGGCGAGAGCAGGCTAAGCAGATGGCCAGAGAGTTACTCGACCGGGATATCTCATAGTTCTCAGATACGGCAGGAGGGAAATCGTTCTTCCTGCCGTATTTTTATATTTCTTATATTATATGTACCTTTGTGCCAGATTTAATCAGGTACAGATATGCAGAGAAATACCAAGGATTGGATACACTACAGCTCTGCTGGCATTGTTCTGCTTGCTGGCATTGTGCTCGTGTACATCAGCTTTTTTATGTCCCACGACGTCACGTCTAACGTCTTGTGGTACTTTGGGCAGAGTCTGGTTTACGTGGCAACCGTCTTTGGTTTCGCACTGACTTTTGACACCAGAGTTAAAGACATTATCAATAAATATTTCAATAACAAAAATGGCACGCAAGATTAAGAAAATTTTCGTTCATTGTACAGCAAGCCGACAGTCATGGTCTGTCGATGCCTTGCTCAAGGAGTTTAGAAACAAAGGCTGGCATTATCCAGGCTACCACTGGGTCGTAACCGCTGATGGCAAGTACACGCAGCTCATGACAGAAGACCTGCCGTCCAATGGAGTCAAGGGGCACAATTCCGATTCAGTCAACGTTGCATACATGGGTGGAATATCCCGCACAGGCAAGGCTATCGACAACCGAACAGAAGAGCAGAAGGCTGGACTTCGCCAACTCTTGAAGGAGTTGCGCCAGCGCTACCCTGATGCCAAGATCATGGGACATCGTGACATCTCGCCTGACAAGAACCACAATGGAGTAGTCGATCCATGGGAGCGCATCAAGGAATGTCCATGCTTCGATGCCATTCCTGAGTATGCTGACATTTAAAAACTAGGATTATGCAGAAACATCTCAAGTCAATCATCATGGCCATATCGGTGATATTGGTCATCATCGCCTGTTTCTGGGTTTTTGACCATCGACAGCAGCGAGCGGATCAGGAACTGAGAGAACAGCTCAATGGGCTGAAACTTCAGTATGCTCCAGCCGAGCGAGACACAATCCGAGACTCTGTCAAAGTCATCACGCAGCAGGTGCTGCAGATGAAGAAAGAGGAGTACAAACTTCAAGCCTACGACCGCCAACTGCTCCATGACCTGGACATTCGTCTTGGCCAGGTCTTGGCAGACCAGCGCACGAGTCTGAGTACTGCTGATACGGTCAAGACTGACCGCAGCGACTCGGTCTATACCTACGGCGACCGATGGCTCAGTTTCCGTCTCAATACGGCGGACTCCATCTTGACATACAAGGCGAGAGACAGTCTCCAGACCATAGTCTACAGACAATACAAGCACAGATTCCTCTGGTGGCGGTGGGGCACCAAAGGCTATGATGTCAAGGTCATCAACTTCAATCCCCATTCCAACATATTATATAACAGCTATATACAAGTCACCCGATAATGGCAAGACAAGAGGTATATACAACAGTCATCAAGCTCAACTCGGAGGAGGCAAAGAACCGACTCAAAGAGTTAGAGGACAGAGTCGCTCGTCTGAAGAAGGCAAAACAAGATGCCTTCTCGGCGGGCGATTCCCGTTTAGGCGCATCCCTCGCCAAGGATCTTAAGGCCGCTGAGCGAGAGATGAAGCAATTCAAGAACTCAACCATGAGCGTCAAGGAGACACTCGACAACCTGTCAAGTGCAAGCCTCGGACAGCTGGAAAAGGCTGCTAGACATCTGAAGGGGCAGATGAAGGCAGCATCTGACCCTTCAGACTTTGCAAAATTGGACGCTCAACTCTCCAAGGTTAAGGAGCAGATGCTTGCCCTGAAGGGCGCAACACGCAAGGCTGATGAGGAAGCAAGACGCATGACCGCAACAGTGTCAAACCTAAAGCATGCGTCACTCAATGACCTCAACTTCACAGCTTCCAAGCTACGTAGTCAAATGGCTGACTACGACCCGACATCTACCATGTACGCCTCTCGAGCGTCGCAGCTGAAGCTGGTAGAGGCAGAACTGGAACGCATCCGACAGAGCGAGCAGAAGGTGGTCACCCTCATGCAGAAGTATGACAAGGAGATAGACAGCACCAATGTGGACATCAAGGAGACCAAGCGTCAGATGCAGCTGGTCAACAACACTATGTCAAACCTCAAGACCTCATCCATCCGTGACCTCGAATACTCCATCAAGGCTCTAAACCAGCAGATGCAGGGCATGCAACGTGGTACCGAGCAGTTCAAACAGATGGAGCTGAAGGCCAAGCAGCTGAAGGCAGAACTGCAGGCAGTCAGAGCCGAGGGCGTTGCCCAGGAGTCCTGGATCAAACGCTCGGCAGACTGGTTCAACCGTATGCAGGGACTAGCTCTCGGTGCAGTCGCTGCCATCTCCGGCATCACCTTCACCGTCAAAAAGTGTGTGGAGGAGTATGCCAAGATGGACGATGAGATGACCAACGTCCGCAAATATACTGGTCAGGCAGCCGAGGAGGTTGAGCGCATGAACGAGGACTTCAAAAAGATGGACACCAGAACCCCTCGACAGAAGCTCAACCAGCTGGCCGAAGATGCCGGAAGACTCGGCATCACATCGACTGCAGCAGTTGAGGAGTTCGTCGATGGAGCCGACAAGATCAATGTCGCCCTCGGAGATGACCTCGGCGATAAAGCAGTCTCTCAAATCGGTAAACTCGCCCAGATGTTTGGCGAAGACAAGACCAAAGGTCTGCGAGGCGCCATGTTGGCGACAGGTTCGGCAGTCAATGAACTGGCACAGAATTCCTCTGCCTCTGCCGGCTATCTCGTTGACTTCACCGCGCGAGTAGCAGGAGTCGGCAAGCAGGCAGGCTTTACACAGGCTCAGATTATGGGTCTCGCATCAGTTCTCGACCAGAACATGCAGCAAGACGAAACTGCTGCAACCGCAGTTCAGAACCTCCTCGCTAAGATGTTCCAGGACTCGGCTAAGTTTGCTCAGATTGCAGGTCTCAATGTCAAGGACTTCGCCAAGACCCTGAAGGAGGATGCCAACGGCGCACTTCTCCAGTTCCTGGCAGCCATGCGAGCCAAGGGCGGTTTTGCCGACCTTGCACCAATGTTCGAGGAAATGAAGATGGATGGATCCAGGGCTACTGGTGTCCTAACCGTCCTCGCAGATAAACTCGATGACATCAAGACTGCCCAGAACCTAGCAAGCGAAGCATATTCCGATGGCACATCCGTCCTCAATGAGTTCGAGACACAGAACGAGAATGTACAGGCTCAACTTGACAAGGCGAGCAAGAAGTTCCTGGATCTCTCCATCGAGCTGGGCCAGAAACTCTATCCTGCAGCACGATATTGCATATCTGCAGCCAGTCTCGGAGTTCGAGCACTCTCCACACTCGTTGATTTCGTCAAAGATTATTGGCGCATATTAATTGTGCTGACAGCTGCCATCGTCACCTATACTGCAGTATCTAAGGCCAAGTTGATAGCAGAAAAGGCGCAGATGGCATGGCTCAACATCATGATTCTGCGCGAAAAGGCGCATCTCGTCCTTGTGGGTCTTAAGACATCTGCTCTCAAGACCATGGAAATCGTTCAGATGGCACTGACACGTGAGATAAAACTGACCACTGCTGCGCAGATGTTGTGGAACAAAGTGTTGTTGGCCAACCCGATCACTGCCGTGATTGCTGTTGTTGTCGGTTTGACAGCCGCAATCGTCACACTCTCTAAAGAGACGAGCACAGCTGAGCAGGCTCAACTTGACTACAATGATGCCGTGACCGATGCCAACAAGCAGGCAGCAGAAGAGGAGGCATCCATAATGCGCCTCGTTTCTGCCATCCAGTCCAATACCAGTGCCGAGTCCGATCGCAAGGCTGCACTGGAGGAACTCAACGGCAAGCTGATGAGTCAGCACCTCGGCAACATCACCGAGGAAGCAGTGCGCACCGGTCAAGCAACAAGGCAGATTCAGTCCTACATCGACATGATGAAGAAGAAGATTGTCATTGATGGCTTGCAGAAGAAGCTGGCTGAGTCTATAGCTAAGCAGGCTGAACAAGAAGACTTGCTAAACGAAGCTGACAACGACAAGCGTGGTTTCTGGGCAAAAGTTTGGGGGCGCATAAATCCGTTTGCAAGTGGTAAAACTAAGATGTTAAACTTAGCTTCTGACAACAAAGTAGTGTTCATCGATGTGATGTACAAGAGCATTGAACGTGAAAAGCAGTATCAACAGAAGCTCATCGATAAGATTAAACAGCTGGAGTCCCAGCACTTCGAAATCAATGATCCGGAACCATGGAGAAACAATGGCTACAATGGCAAGGGCAATGATGGTACCATCATTAAGCAGCAGAGAACAACCGGCACTCATCAGGTTTCAGAAAAAAAGCGCAAGGCTCGTGTCAAGGCTGAGAAGGCTGCGGCTGCAGAAGCTCGCAAGCGTGAGGCAGAAGCCAAGCGCAAGCAGAAGCAGGCAGCCGATAGCATCAAGGCTGAGACCAACGAATTGATGGCAGACAACGCCAAAGCATATGCAGAAGGCAAGAAAACCTATCAGCAGTTCATCGACGACAGACAGAGCATCCAGATTAAGGGCTTTGCCAAGCTGAAGCAGCTATATGGTGAGAAGAGCAACGAGTACAAGCAGTTGCTTGACAACCAGGTCAACGTTGTCAAGCAGCATGATGCTGCAATTCAGAAGATGAATGAGCAGACCATTGAGCGTGAACGCCTCCAGAAGGAGGCTAGCATCAAAGCTCAGTACAATGATGCCAGTTCAGCTATCTATCAGAATGATACCGCTCTTAATGAAGCCCTATATAAGAATGATGTTGAAGCCATGAAAAAACGTCTTGCACTCTTCAAAGACAGAGAGGGCAGCGAGGAGTGGCTGGATCTGAAGGCAGAGATGGAACAGGCTGAGCTCGACCACCAACTGCAGATGCAGGAGTCATACCAGAACCAGCTGAAGGAGTTGCGTCAGCAGTTCGGTAAGCAAGACCTGCAGGCACAGGAGACCATGTACCTCAATGGCCTTGACAATCTCTACAAGCAGGGATTAATCAAGGAGGAGGAATATCAGCAGATGAAGTTGGAGATAACCAAGCAGTTTGCTGCACAGAGAGCGCAGATTGATGCTGATGATCATGGTGCTGGTAGCGCTCAGATAAAAATCAATGATAAGTCATCTGAGATGGTCAACAGTGCCAGGGCTGCTGCAGGTGAGTCCCAGTCGACCGGCAATGCAACTCTGGGTGGATACTTCTCTTCACAGATTCAGAACTACCAGAACACCATGGAGAAGTTGAAGGAGTTATATGGAAGTGACAAGCAGAACCATGCTGCATACATGCAGGCGAAGGCGCAGGTCACCGCCAACTTCCTCGATAACATGGTGCAGCAGACTTCTGCTGCATATAATGGCATCAACAATATTCTCTCTTCTGCATCAGCATACGCTCAGGCATGCTCAGACCTAGAGCAAGCCAAAATCTCCAAGAACTACGAGAAGCAGATTGCTGCAGCTGGCAACAACTCGAAAAAGAAGAAAAAGTTGGAGGAGAAACGTGACAAGGAGTTAGCCGCTGCCAAGTCTAAGGCCAACAAGAAGTCCATGAAGATTGAGATTGCTCAGGCAATCGCATCAACTGCCATGGCAGCCATCAATGCCTACTCATCAGCAGCCAGCATCCCTGTCACTGGTTGGGTCATGGCTCCTATCGCTGCCGGCATGGCAACCGCAGCAGGTATGCTGCAGATTGCAACCATCAAGAAGCAGCACCAGGCAGAGGCAGCAGGTTACTACGAGGGTGGTTACACCGGTGGCAACCGCTACAGAAAGGAAGCTGGAGTTGTACATGAAGGCGAGTTCGTGGCTAATCACAATGCCGTCAACAACTCATCCATCCGTCCAGCTCTTGACCTCATCGATAGGGCACAGCGCTCTAATACAGTTGGCTCGCTGACCGCTGAAGATATCACACGTTCTCTCGGACAGGGTAGCAGTACCGTGGTTGCTCCTGTTGTCAATGTCAACAATGATAACACCGAGGTACGCCAGTCCCTCGATGGTGTCAATGCAGCCGTCAGCCGTCTGACACAGACTCTTGACGATGGCATTGAGGTTGAGGTTCCGATATCTGGTCGTAGAGGTCTGCACCGCAGACTGCAGGATTATCAGCGCATTTTAAACAATAAGTAGCCTATGATTACATGTATTATCAATGGCCATCGGGCATACCCGATATCCACATCATCCATCAAGGTGACATACGCCAACCAGTATGTCACCGATGATGGTGAGTACACCTATGACATCACATTCCCCATGGACATCTTGGCCAACCGGGAGATTTTCAAAAATGTCTCTCGATTCGAGGTTGCAAAAAACATCGCGAAATACGATGATTGCAAGCTATATGTTGATAGCCGCATCATCATGAGCGGTGTCGGTACCATACTATCCGTGAACCAAAATGAAGTGAAATTGCAGATAGTTGGAGGCAAGTCGCGCATCAAATTCAACGAGAAGTTGACAAAGCACTACATCGATGAGATGGACCTGGGCATCGCAGACAAACCTGGTTATACAGTTGACAAAGGCTGGTCTCAGGGATGGAAAGGTCTTCAGAAGATTAAGGACATCTATAGATTGGATGATGATAAATCGAAGTTCCTGGGAGTAGAGGGTAAATGGTGTTTTGTTCCTGTTCGGGACGAAACAAATGATATGATTGCAAATTTTGTAGGAGTAGATAAAACGAAAGTATTTATTGGCTACAATGCACCATTTATCGTAAACCCAGCAGTTCAGCCAAACCTGATGTATATCTTCCGTAAGGTAGTAGAATACGAGGGATACACTCTCAAGCGCAACGACTTCGACTGCAAGCCGTGGAACCTCCTGTATATCGCATCGGCCTACAAGACGCGAGAGCTGCGCAAGGCGCTTCCTCATTGGTCGAGCTACACCTTTATTGAGGAATTCCGGAAACTCTTCAATGCTACCATAGTTTTTGACGATATACTGAAGACGTGCTCCGTTATCAATGCTTCAGAACTGACAACAACTGATTCAATCAAGATTGAACCTATGGACGAATATACTACGGACTACGATGAAGACGGATCCTTCTCCACGTCATCTACAGCAAATCTGGAGTATAATCTGGGTGATTCTGCAAACAGAGATAACTATGAAGTTATTTCAAAAAAAGTCTTCGAGAATTTTGAAATAGTCCATAGTACAGCTACCTGGGACCCGCAAAATCAGTTCAAAGGGACAACACAGTCATGGTCTGAGAAACAAAAAAGACAGACCATCATTGAGTGTAATGGTAGTTACTACATATATGTAGAGAATGAGGACGGTTCGAAAACTTGGCAGCTGGCAGGCGTTTGGTCACCATTAATCAGGGATAGTTCTTCTGATGATTATGTTGATATTAATATATCTCCTGCAGCACAAGTTGTAGAAGATATCAATTTCAAAACAGCAATCATAGGCGAAGATAATTACTACGAGAAGCGATGCCTTCTTTCAATACCTAATGATAATGAGCCGGACTCAAAGGAGTGCGATGTTGATGATGACGGCTACAGCTACACATCCGTGCAGGATGCGATAGACGATGAGTCTACACTCGACAAGTCCGAAGATGATCAGGAATGCATGAATATATTCTTCATTATTCCAGGAGAAGTACAAGTTGACAACAAATTTAGTTGGGTTAGAGCGAAGTCTAGGTGGCCAAAATTCAAAACCGACTACCGAATAAATAAAGAATATTGTGGTAGTACCGAAGGAGGGTTTGGTGGAAACAGAGGCGGCACATTTAAAGAAAAGTATCCTTACTCTCTGTCGATTTGTACGAAATCTACTAATGATGTTGTTACTCTAGGCTGCTTACATGATAATGGTCTAAGATTAGACAATAAAAACTGCATGGAGGCCAAGTTTAAGTCAGATGACATACCGGATCCATCCAAGATATACATCATCCGCAACAAGAAATATGTGTGCGAGAAGATAGAGATGGAAGTCAAGGACGATGCCATCGAGCCAGTTTACACGGGATATTTTTATATGCTATCATAATATATACAATAAGGTGGGGAGCAGTTAGCTCTCCACCTTATTATATTATAGGATACCCTGATAGTTCTTGATATACTCATTCGCCGTCTGTATATCCTTAGGCGTATAGATGTCTGTGATGAGTATGGATGAGTGCCTCGCCTGGTCTCTGACCGACAAGACGTCGGCATTGGCCCGCAGCATATTGGTGATGCCTGTGTCTTTCAAGCTGTAGAACTTGAAGCGAGGTGAGAGCTTCAGTTCCTTCCTCAGGACACGAGTCCAGTAGTCTCTGAACATTTTCTCATTTTTTCTTTCTGGTCCGGGGCAGAACCCGTCAGAAAAGAGGTAGTCCTGCCCTGGGTGTGAGAAGATATTGAGTTCCAGCATCAGCTTGATGACATGAGTCGGCAACGTAATCACAGCATCATTGCCATTTTTAGTGTTCTCACCATGCAGAGTGAGTGTCTGAGTTTTGACATGGATATCACAGATTCTGAGATAGGACATCTCTCGAGGGCGGATGAAGAGGTAGTGGATAATCTCACATGCAAGCAGATAGTGCCTATTATGCTCCATCAGATAATCTCTGATGAGCTGCATAGTGCAATCCGGTATGACATCTCTGCTTTTCTTCTGCCTGTTCTTGATACGTTCCAAACCTTCTGTTGGGTTCTTGGGTATATAGCCTCGAGCCAACAGATAAGCGGAGAAGCTCTTAGCCCAGGCAAGATAGTTATTGCGAGTCAATACTGTATTATTCCTGTCGATGAAAATGTAGTCCAGGAACTTGCTAACATTAACTCTGTCCCATTGGTAGGAGTAGTTGAGCGTTATTCTTTTATCTTGCTTCCATTTTTCCAGGATGCGGAGACGACTGCTATAGTCGACATAAGTCTCCTCACGCATACTACCCTCGTTGCACATTTTGGCCAGATAAGACTTATACCTGTCGAGCACGTCATCCCATTTAGTATATTCCAGGGGCTGCAGCTCCTCAATCCAAGGATTCCATCCAGCCATAAGTTTCTCGGTGAGATTCTTAATAACCTGGTCGGCATAGGCACGTTGGTTCCGCTTGCCCTTGATATGGTCAAGCATAATTTTTTTCTTTCTCATGCGGTTGACTCCTGGATCAAACGCCAAGAAGGAGATATAACATTCTGATTTCTGATGCAAAACTGGAGGTTTCCAGCCAATGACACTGCTAAGAATTGTGTCATTCGAATTTGGAGCATAATTTTTTTTAGCCATATCTTAATTTTTTTCAGATATAGCCTATTATTTATAATTTGTATAGGAATGATACCGAAATTGTACCGACCATTTTGGCCACGACCAAGGCAAATCCCTTGTGTATAGGCACATTAGACGGCTTTTGGTCGGGATTACTGGACTCGAACCAGCGACCTCATCGTCCCGAACGACGTGCGCTACCAACTGCGCTAAATCCCGATTTCTGCTGCAAAGGTACATTAAATAATGGATAATACCAACAAAAATAGACTTTTTTATCTTTTTTTGAAAGAAATTTCCCGAAAAATTTGCAGGAACCAGAAAAAAGTATTACCTTTGCACCCGCAAATGATAAATCGCGATTTGTGAAAGTTGGTGCCATAGCTCAGTTGGTAGAGCAAAGGACTGAAAATCCTTGTGTCCCCGGTTCGATTCCTGGTGGTACCACTTCTTTATGAGACTGAATCTTCGTAACAGGATTCAGTCTTTTTTTATGCCCTTTTTTATAATACTCCATTTTACACTTATGAAAACGTTTGCGTAAGAAAAATGCGCCAGGATGTTTTTTAATAGCTATTTTTTCACTACTTTTGCATTGTAAAATTCAAAAACAAACCAAAACATAAATCTAACAAACATTCATTAAAATGAAAAAAGCTTATTTATTATTGTTGGCTGGAATGTTGTCTACGGCAGTATTTGCCGGCAGCAAACAGACGGTTAAGATTGATGGTCAGGTCATAGAAAAGACTGTCTCAGAGATTACCTTCGATGGCGACAATGTCGTTCTTCAGTATTCAGATAATACATCTGATCAGGCAGATATGTTGCTCGTAACCCTTTCTTTCACTTATCAAACTACCGGTATCAGTCAGGTAGAAGATATTAAGCAGGCATTGCAAGGTAAGGTTTATACCCTTCAGGGCCAGTGTGTAGCTTCTTCCCTCCAGGGTTTATCTAAGGGTGTTTATATTATTAATGGTAAGAAAGTAATCATCAAATAAAAAAGGAGGAACGTAAAATGAAGAAAATGGTATTTACTTTGGCACTCCTCCTGATGAGCTTGAGTGCAGCTGTGGCTCAGACAGGGACATTTAAGATTACCCATGCCGTGGCTCGTAACAGCAAGGTGAACCAGATGTATGTTACCACCAAGTCGGGTGATGTGAAGTATTATAATACTGCAGATTTGACAAGTGTGAAGTTCGAAGGTGATAAGGCTATCATCACACCTAAATCAGGTTCAGAGAATGATGAGTACAATGCTTCAGTTCAAGCCATCAGATTTGCTAAGAAGGCCGATCAGGGCGAAAGTGGTGATATTGACAATCCTGCAGGGGTGATTCAGATTACTGAGGCAAAGGGCTGG